GCAAAAGATAAATCTATTACTTTAGCAACATCTATAGAAATATAATCATTTATCATTCGATACTTAGAAAGATATGTTGCCAAATTACTTTTCAAAACATTTGATACGGTTTGAGTCAATTTACCATTTTGGTCGTATGATAAAATCTGAATAGTAATTTTATTATTGTTTTCAGTAATAGCAACTTTAGAAGGTGCTCCAAATTTACCAGGCATCGTATCAATCAACGATTTGTAATCATTTACAGTAACCGCTCTTTTTTGTGCCGAGAAGTTGAATGCTACCATGTTTCTAACCTCTTCAGTTGATGGTGGATTTGCTCCCCCAATAGCTGCGGTTACATTAGTTATTGTTAGTGAATTTACAACATTTGAGTTAATTGTGTCTGATGGACCTGTTACTGCAAAATCTATAGTACCTATTTGATTTATAACACCTACACCAACATTTGATGCTAATCCACCGCCAGTTCTATACTGAACGAATAATGTTGTATTTGGTTGAACCGTTAAACCTAAACCAATATTATTTTGATAATTGGATAAGTCTAAGTTTATACCATTTTTAGCAAAGTTTGCTAACTGAACGTTTGGTGTTGTTGTACCAGCACCAAATTGAACTTTCATAAATCCTTCAGGTGTATATTCCGTAAGAAATCTGTTATCAGTTTTAATATATTTTCCTACTTTATTTCCCGCTTGGTCAGTAGGTTTTGTTGGGTCTTCAATAAAAACCGTATCTTCCGCTAACGCATCTACCTCATACCATCTGTTTGTTGAAGTAACAAATTCAGTATAGTTTGGTACATTAGGGTAATTTGTACCATCTTTTTGAATTATCGCGTTTACCCCTAAAACATTTCTTTCGGGTAAAAAGAAATTAAAGAATGGAACAACATCAGATGGGTTAATAACTCTTTTGAAAACTTTTGTAGTTCCGTTAACAACAACTTCTCTTTTAGTGATAACATAGTTAATAATTTTGTTGTTAGAATCGAAAGTTGGTATTTTAGTTCTATTTACAAACCCCTCTTGATTATACTGTGTTGAAAAATCAATATCGTAAACGGTCTCAAAACTTGTTCCCCCACCATTAAATTGTGAACCTGCTCTCAGAACACCTAAATATCTAAAATCCTCAGCATCCCCAAGAGGTGGTACAGTGATTGAGACATCAACCACAGCAACTGATGGTCTATAACCCGGTATTTTCAAACCATAAGTTCTTGCAATGTTGTAAATAGATGATTTTTGTTGGGCATATTGTAGAACAGTTTCTTGTATACTTCTATCAATATGATAATGTAAGTTATCTGCAACTGCAGCATTTAAGTCCATTAAAACGGAGAATACAGACGCATCATTAAAGTTTTGAATTAGTTCAGGGTAGTACTGTTTTGTATAGTTAATCAGTCCATCTCTTAGTGACTCAAAATCCCTATCGGTATAATTTATTTTATTATTTGCCATCTTAAATGTTTATTATTACAAATTGTCTACTTCCAAACGCTCTCGCTTCATTTGTATAATCAATTTTTATTTTTGCACTGTATTCTACTGTATTAGCACCAGGTATACGATAAATACTAGCCTGACCCAATAATTCGTAGTCTAACTGACCACTAACCTCATCAGTTTCGGTATATGGTTCTATTGATATATTATTTATTGTTAAATTTGGTATGAACTTACTTATTTGTTCTTCAATCTCCACACGGATATCCTCGAATGTTGTACCATCTAATGGTTCAAATATATATTCATATAGACGAGTACCAAAATCAGGTAAAAAGTATCTTGTACCTCTTCTTGTTAACAATAAGTGAACCAAGTTAGTTCTAATCTCATCATCACTAGTTTCGGTAAGTTTTAAGTAATTACCTTTAGGACTTTGTAAAAAAGGGAAATTTATACCGTATGTAATTCCATCTGCCATATTAAATAAATATAGTGTCGTGATATTTTCAATAAATAGTTATGAAATAAAAAATCCCGACATAGTGTCGGGATTAGTGTCGTGATTAGGATGAACATCCAAAACATTCAAAATCTGAATTTGTTGGTTTTGGTGGTAAGTTCATATCATTGTAACTAACAGTTGGTACTTCAACTTTAACTTTAGGTTGTTGTATTTTTGATACGTCAACCGCTAAGTGTTTAGCTCCTGTTGAAATTGCTTTGGTTCTTACATAGTAACATAATGTTTTCAATCCTCTTTCCCAAGAATGGAAATGTGACGATGTGATTTTAGATAAAGTTGGGTTACCCATATAGATATTCATTGACTGCGATTGGTCGATGAATGGTGCTCTATCCGCAGCCATATCAATTAGTTGTTTCTGTGAAATCTCCCAAATTGTTTTATACTTAGGAATTAAGTGTTCAATTCTTTTTACCTTCTTCAAATAGTTCTTGTCTTCTGGGTCCAAGTAATTATTGAAATTAATATTTTGAATTGACCCTTCGTTAAGGATAATTTCATTTTTCAAATCTTCAGACCAAATACCGATTTTTTCAAAGTCATTGATGAGGTATTTGTTTACAATCATGATTTCTCCACCTACAACTCTTCTGTTAAAAATTGCTGAGTGTGCCGGTTCTGTCATTTCATAAGAACCTGTGATTTTTGCTGAAGATGCCACGGGCATTTGAGCGGTGAATAGTGAATTACAAACACCATAGTCAGAAACACTCTTCTTTAATTTGTTCCAATCCCACATTCCTGAAAGTTCCGTCTCATTAACATTCCACATATCAAATTGGAAAATACCTTTTGACATTGGTGACCCCTTGAAGAACTCATAAGGTTGGTACTTACCGTCCATACATAATGTGTTACTTTCTGTAATGGCAGCGTAATAGATGGTTTCAAAAATACCTTTATTTAATTTTTTTGCCTCATCAGATGTGAAAGTATAATCCATTAAATAAAATACATCAGCTAAACCTTGTGTTCCAATAGCAATAGCTCTTTGTTCTAATCCACCTCTACGTCCTTTTTCGGTTGAGTAGTTGTTGATGTCAATGACTTTGTTTAACGACCTCACAACTTTACGTGTTTCTTCGTACAATAAGTTAAAGTCAAACTCACCGTCTTTTACGAAGTTTTTTAATACCATAGATGATAAAGTACAAATAGCCGTAGTCTTTTCATCTGTATATTGGTAAATCTCATTACACAAGTTAGATTGTTTAATTACCCCAATATTTTGGTGATTAGTTTTTCTATTAGCATTATCCTTAGAACATAAATAAGGGACACCTGTTTCTACTTGTGATTCAACAATTTTAGTCCAAATGTCTTGTGCTTTAACTTTTTTACCAAGACCCATACTAACTGCCGTGTTATACACTTCTTCGTATTCTTCACCATAACATTCTTGTAATGCTTTTAATCCTGCCTTTTTAATGTCATTAGGACAGAACAAATACCAATCAGCATTGTTTTTAACTGCCTTCATAAAATTATCAGGAATCCAAAGTGCCGTAAACAAATCACGAGCTCTTAGTTCTTCTGCACCTGTGTTCTTTTTAATGTCTAATAAGTCAAAGATATCTTTGTGCCATGGTTCAAGATAGATTGCGGCACTACCTGGTCTACGACCTTGTTGATTAAAGAATCTGAGAGATTCATTTACAATTTTTAAGTATTTCAAAAGTCCACCGGCATATCCACCTGAAGTTGAAATTCTACTTTCTTTACTACGGATATTTGACATTGAAAGTCCGATACCCGCAGCATCTGAAGAGAATGTTGAGATGTCTCTCAAAGTTCCTAACAAACCTTCTCTTGAATCAGAGTCATTGTAATGTAATACACAAGATGCCAATTGTGGAACTTTAGTACCTGAGTTAATCATGATAGGCGTTGCCTTAGAGATTAGTTGGTTTGATAAAGAAGTATAATATTCTTTAGCTTGCTCCAACGTATCTGTAACCCACAAAGCAACTCTCATATACATATGTTGTGGTCTTTCAACAACTTGTCCACTTGGTCTTTTTAACAAGTACATTTCTTGTAGAGACCTCCAAGCAAAATAATCAAAGTTATAATCATTTTCATGATTGATAATAGAGTCAATGTTTTCTTCACCATATTGATTTATCTTATTCATCAACTCTTCGTGAATGATACCGTCTCCGTGTAATACTTTCATAGTATCACAAAAACTATCTGAAGTTTCTTTATGATAAGATGAAATAGCCACTGAAGAAGCGAGTCTTGAGTAGTCGTGGTGACTACCTGTATATGCTGCTGCTATTTCATAAATCAACTTATCTAACTCCTTAGTAGTAACTTTACCTTCTGTCGGTACAGAAGTAATAACTTTGATGAAAATCTCATCAGAGTTAACACTTAATCCTTTTGCGGAGCGCTTTACACGGTTGTAAATTTTCTGTGGGTTAAATGCCACAAGGTCTCCATTTCTTTTAATTATTTTTAATGACATGTTATAAAATTTAAAAATCGTCTGTGAATGTTATAGTTTCGTTTAACTTAGCTTTTTGGTACTCCATTGTTCTTGATTCAAAGAAATTACCCTTTGTTTCAACCGCAATTTGTTCCATGAACTTAAATGGTTGTTCTACGTTAAATTCTTTACTACATCCCATCTTAACTAACAATCCATCAACAACAAACTCCAAGTATTGTTTCATCAAGTTTGAGTTCATACCAATTAAAGATACTGGGAGTGATTCAGTAATAAATTCTTTTTCAATTTCCAATGCTGAAAGTAATATTTCTTTAATTCGTTTTTCAGATGGTCTTTCTTCCAAATGGTTATTCAACAAATGAATTGCAAAATCACAGTGTAAGTTTTCATCTTTAAAGATAAGTGAGTTAGCATTACATAAACCTTGCATGATACCTCTTGATTTCATCCAAAAAATAGAACAGAATGACCCTGAAAAGAAGATACCTTCAACAGCCGCAAACGCGACTAATCTTTCTT